CAACGTTGCTGATTTTATGTGTTCGTAATCCATTGCGTAACCCTCTTATAATTCGGATAGCATTTTGATTAAATTCATCTTTTCTTCTGTGGATAGGTTTTTACCATTACGAGCAATAAGATATTGTAAATCATCATAGGTAGGTTCTGCTTTTTCTAATCCTTTCGCCATTGCGTCCAGATCTTCGACTTTGATACCCAGGTTCTTGCAAATAATAAGGATGTTATCCATTGCTGCGCGGCCTACACCATTTTTCAAAATGGTATATAGGGTGCTTTCCGGTATTCCGCATTTCTTGGCAAATGCTCTCACGGTATAGCCGCTTTTTTTAATTAATTGTTCTAAGATTTTTGCTTTTTCCATTTTAAACACCTCGTAACTAAGATGAAACTATTATATACGATATTACGAATAATGTAAATGGAAATTTTACGTAACTCCGTAATAATTCGGAGATCCACAAATTTTACATTGACATTACACGGAATTACGAGTATATTTGAATTACAGTTTGCGGAACTACGTAAATATGAAAACATGGAAAGGAGAAATCTTATGTACAAAAATTTGCTAACCGCAATGAAAGTAAAAAAAGTAACGGCGGTACAGCTTGCAGGCTTGCTTGAATGTAGACAGGCAACAATAAGCGATAAACTAAATGGATTGGTTTCCTGTGGCTTCTATTTTGATGAAGCAGCAAAAATCAAGAAAGTGTTCTTCCCGGAATATGATTATGATTACTTATTCGCCCGTGAAAAAGTAGTATAACAAACAAATGTTTGCATTGATTCTATAACGAAAAGCTAAAATTGTCAATACATAGGAAGGTACGGAACAAACTTTGGTAAATATAGTGAAAATAAAAGGATACAGACTGCCAATGGTGCAGGAGGAGATTTTGGAAAAGAAAAAAGCTCACTCGGTCTGGCAGGACCAAAGTGAGCGCATAACAAATTATATCTAGGTGTATTTTAGCACAAAGTGAAAGCTCACGCAAGTGAAAGAAGAGCAATTATTAACGGGCAGATACAGAGAGAGGATGAAATCATTGACCAAAGATATATTAGTACAATATTGTGATTTAAAGGAAGAGATAAAGGATATTCGGCGGAGAATAGCTACGAAGGAACGGGAGATAGCAAAAATCGAGGAAGAGGGAGAAGTAGTTGATTTCGTTAAGGGTGGCTATGGCGGAACCCAGCGCTACAAGATATCTGGATTTCCCTATCCGGAATATAGCAGGAAGAAAACAATCTTATGCCTTTATAAGGCGCAGCTTGAGAATGCAGAATTGGATTTGCTTACGATGACAAATGATGTGGAAGAATACATACAGTCGCTTACAGACAGCAGAATAAGACGAATCCTTAGATTTCGGTTTATAGACGGCTTAAGGTGGTTTCAAGTGGCGCAGAGAATGGGCGGAATGGCTTCCGAGGATAGCGTAAAAAAGGAATTTCAGAGATTTTCAGCATCAAACTGAGGTTTGTCCCAATTGTCCCGATAAGCTGTGTTATAGTTTAAACTGAGGAAAATAACATACAGGGAGTTAATGATGGACACCTTAAAGGTTACCAGCCATCTAGCCTGGAGATGATTTTCCTCCACTCCCCAGAGAGTAGCTATTCATATACTTCCTATAAGAAAGGCATTCCGGTATTGTTCCGGAGTGCCTTTTCATTGAATCGGAAGGCTCGTCCTATTCAATGAAAAATGCTCACTCTTTCTTGTCGTATAAGAAATTGCATCCTATATGACAAAAAACCTCCATGCGAGCATAGTCCGCATTGGGATGACGCATTCGTGCGTAAGGTATTTATCTGCCTGCGGCTGAACGCGCTTGGCGCGAGAGTTTGCCTTGGCAAACTCTTTGCTACTGCGGAATGCGGTGGCTGCAGCGCAGTGGGGGAGGCACCACAGATAGAAATATGGCGATGGAAAGGAGGGGAAGGTAGCGGTTAACAAAATTATAAAAGAAAAGAGGGAATGATTATGCCAGTATAGCAAGTGTAGTAGAGGCGATTCAAGTTAAAGATTTTGCATCCATACACATTGGCAGAACAAACTTGAAAGGAGGCAGAAGGTATAATAAGTGAAATAAAACAGGCAATCCTTAATAAGCTATTGGAAATTTACCCGACCGGGTACCAACGCTACGATGAAGATGCTCCAGAGGATTTGAAGAAACCGGCATTTCTAGTCTCGGTTACCAATCAGGATTACAGCAAAAGAATGAATACGAAATATAAAAGCGTTGTATCTTTTGATGTAGCTTATTTCTCCGATCAAGGAGCAGCAGAAATAAAAAGGGACTGTTTACAGAAACAGGAAGATCTATTCCGTGCATTTGATTTTGTGGGTACATTTAAAACGCGAAATAAGAATTCTAGTATTACGAATCAGGTTCTGCATCTTACATTCGATGTGAGTTATTCAGAAATGATTATTAAAACCGGAGTACCAATGCAGACCAAAACAGTAAATACGAATACCAATATTTAAAGATATGAGTGACAAAAGCCGATTTATAATTGACTTCGTCAATTTGCACAATTATATGTGTTGACAAGTAATATAAAACAAATTTCATTCGCAACACGCAGTTCCGCAAAGCACTGCATAAAACGCAGTACTTGGGTTGAAGTACGTAATGGTACATAAGATCATAAAACACATGATCTAAGTACCAACGACTTCAAACAGTTGCGTAGTAAAATATTGTTTCCTATTACTTAAGTTTTACCTTGATTTGTGCAAATTGGTGAAGACGATTTGTTAAGAAGGCTTTTGTCGGACTAATCAATTTAAAGAAAGAAGGGTGAAATATGACAGGAACATGGACAACTCAAAATAAAGTTCTTCCGGGCGCTTACCTTAATTTCCGGACCAATGCTCCGCTATCCATTACACCAGGTGACAGAGGTGTTGTCGTTTTATTACAGGAGATGAGCGTAGGTGCAGTCGGAGAACTGTATTCTATTACAGCATTAGACCAAAGCAAGTATCCGGAAGGGGTTACGAGTGCAGATAAGAAGCTCGTGAATGAAGCTCTTAAAGGGGCTAAGACGGTGCTTGTATATAATTTGGGCACGGCTCATAATGCGGATGTAATCGATACTGCATTAGCAACACTTATGACCAAGAATTTTGATGTAGTAATATATCCTTACGACGGAATTGCGTTCGAGGCGAACAAAGCTGCGATAGGCACCTGGATCGATAGGATGCGTTCGGAAGAGGGAATTAAGATCCAGGCGGTTATGGCTAATTATGCTGCTGATAATGAAGCAATCATCAATGTTACGCAGGGTGTGAAGCTATCGGATGAAACAGAGCTTACTCCGGCAGAATGTACGGCATGGGCAGGCGGGATTACAGCAGGTGCAAATATCAGCCAATCGAATACCGGCAGAAAATATGACGGAGCGATTGATGTCGTTTCCCGCATGACAAAAACGGAGATGGAAGCTGCTATTTCTGCGGGTGAATTTATATTCAAAGTAGATACTGCACAGAATGTTACTGCAGTATATGATATTAACTCATTGACTACGAATTCGGTTGAAAAAGGCACTACATTTAGAAAGAATCGCGTGATTCGTACAATTGATGGTATTAATAATGACATTATGGAGATTTTCGAATCCAACTATGTTGGAAAAGTGAATAACAATGTAGATGGCAGATCATTACTCAGAGCAACCTTGATTGAATACTTCAATGAGCTTCAGAGACTTGGAGCGGTTCAAAGCTTTACGCCGGAGGATGTGACGATCACAGCCGGAACTGCTTCCGAAGCGGTCGTTATTGATTGTTACATACAGCCAGTTGACAGTATTGAGAAGATTTATATTTCAGTGAACTTATCTTAAGGAAAGGGGACAAAATCATGGCGGATAATTATGTAAGATTAGCGGATACCATATCCTCGAAAGAGGGGATAGCGTATATCACCATTAACGGATCCAATCGAGAATTGTTTGAGATCTCCAGCTTGAAGGCACAGCTTGACTTGGTTGTTCAGAGCAGGCGGATGCTGGGGCACAGAATGACCCAGCATAAAGTGGTAGGTGCAGAGGGAACCGGAAGTATGACAATGTACTTCATGAACTCCGATATGCTTCGATTAGCCGTTACCTATATTAAAGAGGGTAAATGCGGTGGGTTAAAATTGAAAGTGAAGAACGAAGATGCGCAGTCCACGATTGGAGCGCAGGAAGTACAGTTGCTTAATGTAATACTTAATACAATTCCAGTTGCTACAATTGATGATCAATCCGATGATCCGATCACAATCGATACGGATTTTTCATTTGATGACATCGATGTACTTAGTTATTTCAATTTGCCTGAGAATTACAGATAATAAAAAATCATGGGGCTTTGCGACGTAAACACAAAAATATAAGGAGGTCTGTGATCTTCCTGTAATGCACTGTTTGAAAGATAGATTGTTCATTTTTGTGTGAATAGTCTCGCAAAAAACTTGCAAGACATTACTATAAGCGAATAAATTTAGAAGTTTGTACGATTAAGGCATACAAAGGGAATGATCTGTCTTTCGATCTGTGTGTGAAGGAAGGTCACTGACCTCCTTGTATCAAAAACCGTTATTGCATCAGCCCCTTTTTGAAAGGAGAATAGTTATGAAGTCATTAAATGCATTTTTAAATCCTATCGTAGTGGAAAACAAAGAGGTAATCGTGTCAAATCGATTTGTAGAAGATGGGAAATCCGTTCCGTTCATAATAAGGCCGATTACCCAGGAAGAAAATAAACTTCTGATTAAGAAGTTTACAAAGAGGGATAAAAAAGGCAATGAAACCTTTGACAGAGCGGAATATGTGCAGTCCATGACGGCAAGTGCGGTTGTATTTCCCGATCTGACAAATGCAGAGCTGCAAAAAGCATATGGCGTTCTAGGTGAATCAACCCTGCTTCAAAAAATGCTTTATGTTGGCGAATATGCAGAATTGGCGCAGGCTGTTCAAGAATTAAGCGGACTTGATTCTGATATTAATGAGGATATTGAAGAAGCAAAAAACTAATCTTGCAAGGTGATCCGGAGGCAAATTTGGCTCACTTTGCATTACAAAAATTACATATCCGGGCAGGGGTGCTGCTCGGAATATGTTCTGCTGACGAACCAATGGGCAATAAGGAAAGAGCTTTTACTTATGCAAGCATTATTGTCAGGACGGACAACGATAAAAAAGAAGCAAGAAAAATGAAAGTGAAGGGGGGGGAGAAGATAATCGTAACCTTTAATACAATGATTTTATTATTTTCCGATGCTTCATCTGCAATAAGTAACATAGAAAAGAAATTAACGGAGTCAACGGATAAAATGCTAGAAGCGAGTAAATCAGTTGATAAACTTAATGATACGCTAAAAGATACGGGGAAAAATGCAAGTTCGGTAAGTAGTAAATTAAAAAAATACTTCAATAAAGAAACAATTATGAAAGGTATGAACATAGCAGATGAATTTACCAATACCTCAGAAAGGCTGAACTTTATCAATGATGGATCACAGACACAAGAAGAGCTTCAAAATAAAGTGTTTGCTGCTGCGGATCGATCCAGGGGGTCGTACTCGGATACGGCAGACTTTATTGGAAAGATGGGATCAGCTGCAGGAGATACGTTCCAATCAAATGATGAACTGATTGCATTTACAGAGCTAATGAACAAATCGTTCCGAATCGACGGCTCAAGCACGCAGAATCAGCAGACTACTATGGACCAGCTTACCCAATCGATGGATGCAGGAAAAATGCAAGAAGATGGGTTTAGCTCCATCATGCAAAATGCACCGATGATTGCGGATGCGATTGCAGAATACACAGGCAAATCAAAAGAAGAGCTAATGAAACTGGCATCCGAGGGATTAATCACTTCTGATATTATCAAAAATGCGATGTTAATGGCTGGAACAGAAATCAATGAAAAATTTGAAGGTATGCCTATGACATTTGCAGATGTATGGAATGAAATAAAAAATGCTGGGCTTCAAGCGCTCGGACCGATTATTGGGAAGGTAAATGAGCTGATGAAAAGCGACAGTTTTAACAATCTTATGTATGGAGTTACTGTAGGGATAAACCTCATATCGCTCGCAATCGGTGGTTTGATTGATTTCGTTGTGAGTAACTGGCCGCTAATACAATCAGTCTTAATAGCAACGGGTATATATCTGGCCGCTACCCTGGGTCCAAAATTTATTGCGACTGGTATAGCCGCATTAAAATCAGGTTATATGGCAGCAACAGGATGGGGAATTGCCCTAGCTCCGATGTTAATGATAATTGGTATCCTAGCGTTAATTTTATACGGATTAATTGAGGCGGGCGTTACTTTTGAGGATGTGTTTGGCGTAATTGGAGGAATCGTAGGAATGACTGTGGCAGCAATATGGAATTTATCTCTTGGATTATTTGAATTTATCCTTGGGTTAATCAACTTTCTTGTCAATCCATTTATAGATATCGCAAACTTCATTGGCAATGTATTTACAAATCCGGTTTCGTCGGTAATCTATCTGTTTCAGGGAATGGCCGATCGGGTTCTTGCGTTTTTGGAAAAAATTGCATCAGCACTTGATTTTGTATTTGGTTCAAAAATGGCAGATACCGTGGCAAACTGGCGATCAGGGTTAAAAGGTATGGCAGATACAGCGGTTAAAGAACTTGCACCAGATGAGAATTATCAGAAAGTAATGGATAACCTGGATTTGAGTGCTTCTGATTTTGGATTGAATCGAAAGGGCTATAAGGAGAGCGGGGAGGCTGGCGATGGAAAAGGTCGGGAA